CACGGATAACATGATTTGTGCAGGACTCGTATCGGGTGGCGTCGATTCGTGTCAGGGAGACAGCGGGGGGCCTCTTATGGTGCAAGCGGGGCAAGACTGGCTACAGGCTGGTATTGTCAGCTTCGGCGTTGGTTGTGCACGCCCCAACTTCTACGGAGTTTACACTCGAGTTTCTCGTTATGGTGGATGGGCGAGTACTTGCATGAACAATCCACCTGAGTAAGGTATGTACTAACAGAGGATATGAAGATGGCTAAGAAAGATGCAAAGAAACAGACAGACGACCAGATTGCCAAGAAGGAGAAGGCTGCGAAGAAGAGGGCCCGCCAGCGTCAGGCCAAGGCCAAAGCGAATAAGGTCATCGACAAGATGCAGGATGTGTTGTCTGGCATCGGGGCTGAGAAGAAGGCGGCTATCGAGGCGAAGTTGCGGGAAATCATTTGATTTTTGTGATCCTGCGTTAGCAGCTTCGCCTATAATTGACGATCGTGGATCGGCCAACATTAGTAAGTTGGGAATGTAGTGATAATATCGTGTAAGCAACTTGAGTCTTATCCGCTGGCAGAGCAGTACGGATGGTGCGCTCCGAAGAAGGACACGGGAGGTATACTGTACATCTTCCCGCCGACAGTGACGAGAGCGAAGACAGGGAACGGGCGATGTGGCAAGAACACGCTTCAGCGGGAGCGCGTGAACTCAATCCATCCGCATGACCTTATCCCATCGGCGCTCGAGGCCGCGGAGCTGCTGCATAGTAGGATACCGTTCGTCGTTGACAAAGTGGAGTGTGAAGATGGCGAGCACCAATAAAGACGCCCTGGTTGAACACAAGCATACTTGGGTCGCCAACAGCGGGACGGGCGGTGAGCCGAAATTTCGCATGTATGGCGATATGTCAGAGGAACCGTTGATGCACGTATGCTGCTACGAGTGTAATGCACGAACCTGGATGACCATGTGGGAGTGGGACAAGGCGAAACGAAGGGAAGGGCAGTAAGATGAATAGAAGAGAAGTAATGAAAGGCGGGGCGGCAGTGAGCACTGTCATTCTGGCTGGTGTGTCACTGGGGAGTGAGAAGATCAAGCTTGAGCAGTTTGAACGCATGACTGTGGGGCTTATGCAATCTAGTAGACAGTACGTGTATGGCGCCCCCAAGTGGGAGCCCGTTCTGTTTCAGGACATTCAACCCGAGGATATGATTCGGAAGACCAGTACGCCGGACCCCGCCATCTATCAGGTCGATTCAATCTCGGCAGATGGGGAGGTCTTGAACGTGTCTATAGTGACATCATCCTATCCGAATAGGCGGAAGCCTACCGATCCCAAGCTTGCTTTTCGTGGGCTTGAAGAAGACGTGTTGGCTGGGTTGTTTTCCTTCTAGAATGACGCTCAGGGAGTAAGATGAATAGAAGAGAGGTTCTAAACGGCGGGGTTATGGCAGTAGCCGTGGCCTTGATACCGTTCGTACCAATGCCACAAAGATATGCTAATGGCGGCGTGTTCGTCCCTGAAGCTATGGCCGATGCCTTTATTGGCGAGCTGCGCAAGCGAGCCTTTGTTAGGCAAGCGAATTCAGTTGTCGTTGATTTGACTTCTGGCAATCTACGCGTGCCGCGGTTGAAGTTGGAAGAGCTTGTGCTGGACATCGTTCGCCCAGCCGGTCGCGACGCGGCCTTGCAAGCTCTGCGTGTGGAGAAAGATAATGTTTGAACGAGCGAGATCATGGGCGTCGTGGAAGATGCTCCCTGATGAAATGAAGCAACTAGCCGACAACGATATTAGCGGTACCTTCATGAATAACATCTTGGGGGGTAGTCGTTTTGGTGGTACGGCAGTCCCTGCCGGGACGAAGGAGTTGCTTGACGCCTACACGAAGATGCCATGGCTCCGGGCCGTCGTCCATAAAGTCTCATTAGCTGTGGGTATGACGACGTGGACTCTGCATATTGCTAGAAAGAAGGGGGACGTGCAACCAGTCCGGATCATGAAGTTCCAATACGGGACGAAACAGGTCCGGCATCGACTTATGAAGCAGACCGCCGATACCATTGAAGTCGAGGAGATCTTCGATCATCCATTGCTGGCTCTCCTCAACTCTGGGTCGATGATCCTTCCGGGTACGACCAATATGCGCATGGCCCAGATGTACCTCGACTTGGTTGGCGAGGGAGTACAGCTGAAGGAACGTGGCGTATTGAAAAACGAGCGAACCGAGAGGAACACCGTGATTGGTCTCGTCAATATTCCACCGCACTGGGTTCGTAAACTGCCCACGCCGAGGGATCCGAATTACGGAATCGAGTTTGCCCGGACCGGAACGGTAGAGGAAGTCCCGGTTGAGGATGTCATCTTCTATAGGGACCCAAACCCGGTTGATCCGTTCGGGCGTGGCTCAGGGACGGCCCGTGTGCTCTCTGATGAGTTGCAAGCGAATGAAGCCGCCTCCCGAACAATCCGGTCGAGGCTCGAGAACAACGCGATTCCCCCGTTCATCGCGATGCCAGCGGATGGGGCGGACACTCCTGGTAAGGCTCAAATGGAACGGGTGCGGGAGGATTGGCAGCGGCGTCTACGTGGTCCGACCAAGACCGGTTTTGTGCATTTCCTAATGGCACGATTCAAGTTCGAGAAGATGGGAAACACCTTTGAGGAACTGTCTTTAATACCGCTGTTGAAGAACCAGCGTGACACCATTATTCAGGTGTATGGGGTACCCCCGGAGATACTTGGCATACTCGAGTCTAGTAATCGTGCAACAATTGAAGCTGCAGAATTTTTGTTTGCCAAGTTCGTCATTATGCCCAGGCTTGAATTCCTTAGGGCTGTGCTCCAACAGCTTCTCGTACCAGAGTTCGATGATCGGCTGATACTCGACTTCGAGAGCCCGGTCACTGAGGATAAGAGACACGAGCTCCAGGTCATGAAGGCATCAACCTGGGCTTATACAGCGAATGAGCTTCGCAAGAGGGCAGGCGAGCCATCTCTTGGTGATGAAGGGGACGTGCATGCTGTGCCCTTCAACGTCATCCTTGAGCCGAGTCTTAAGGCTGCAGCAGAGGTAGAGCCCATCCCGCCAGTGACACCGCCAGTTCCTGATGATGACGATGATTCAAGCAAGGCACCCGTCATCAGTATCACAGAACGTATTGGGGATGTTGAGCGGACCACACGTTACGACTCCTCTGTAGATAGTGCTATCGCCGACTTTCACTGCGACTTCGGAGAAGGGGCCATCACCAAAGGGCCCGACGACGACGCTGATGAGATTGCCAACGGCGGGGCGAAGCAGGAAGACCTTCGGAAGGGGACTGAAGCAGCTGTTCGTGATGCAGTGAAAACGGCAGGTGAGGCTCGACTTGCGGAACTCGGTATTGACATCGCGTTTGATATCAACGACCCTCGCGTCCTGCGGATTATGGCTGAGTTTGCCGGACAGCAGATCAAGCGCATTAACGATACTACGCTCAAAGCTCTTCGCGCAACTCTTGCTGAGGGGTTCCGGGAAGGGGAGGACATCAATCTTCTGGCGCGTCGCATTCGCACGGTGTTTACAGATGCTCGAGGGCGGAGGTCGGTAACCATTGCTCGTACGGAGAGCGTAAGAGCCATGAACGCTGGTCAATTAGCGGCAACCATCCAGGCTGGTTTTGAAGGCAAGCAGTGGCTATCAACCCGGGACACCCAAACACGTGATACCCATGTTGGGCTTGATGGGCAGATTCGGAAAGTGAAGGAAAACTTTGTATCTTCATCTGGTGCGGCTGGTCCACATCCAGGGGCTCTTGGTACCGCCGCTGAGGATATTCATTGTCGGTGTACTGTCCTATCTGTTGCGAAGGTGGATACAAGTGTTGAAGAAATAGTATGGGCTCAGGGATTAGACACAGAGGAAAAACGAGACAGGTATTGGAAGACACAAGAGCGACTTCGGGCTGCACTTGAGAAGCCGTTGCTTCGAGCCTTCCATAAGGTGTTCAGGATTCAGGAGCAGAAGGTCATCGCCTTCCTGGAGCAGTTTATGGGTCGGTTGGGCCCATCATGAAAAGGAGTAGACTGATGAACAAGATAGTTTCAATCAACTCGACTGAGATTTGTTGTGCTAACTGCAACACGACGTTTCGAGAAGAAGTGCCCGCAGATTTTCAGGCTGCTCAATGCCCACACTGTCAATGGTGGGTGAACGCATATGGGACTGTCGTTTCAAAGCACCATTGCAAGGACTGTGATCGTGATTTTGTAATATGCCCGCCAATACCAATAGGAACCCCCAATTGGGATAGCTGTCTAGCAGAAGATTGCACTAGTTATGATCCAAATCGGGATGCCGATAAGTATTTTCGCGCATAAGTAGAGGATTCGAATGTCCCAAGTACTAAACCGGAAACCATTTGATCCTGTTTTTGATACACCGCTGCCAGATTTGCATGCTATGTGTGGGGATCGTATGACAATTCGCCTTGCTGATCTTGAGCCCTCCTTTCGTCGCTACGAAGAACGCCCTGATGAATGGGACGAAAATCATGACGGGGAGATTATTCGTGTCGAGGGCATGAAGGTCTACCATATAAGGGTAGATACTATTGAAGAGGCGCAAGGGGTGCAGTTCCTATGCCCGAAATGCTTCCAGAAGAATAATGGTCCGATTGGCACTCACAGTGTGATATGTTGGAGTCGATCTGCCGGCACTCCAGAACACGCGACTCCTCTCCCTGGAAGATGGCGCTTAGAAGGGACATGCCTGAAGGATCTGACACTCGGTACGGATGTTGGTTGTGGTTCCCGCTCAGTGAAGCTCACAAGTGGGTGTGGTTGGCATGGACATATTACGGATGGCGAGGCGACGCTCCAATGAAAGGGACTCGGAAGTACGTCGATGATGAAGGCCATTTGAGCCTCGCCGAAGGGGAGTATGGGCAGGATAGTAGGGGTGCTTGGATGGCTAGACCCCCTGGGGGCCACTTGGGAGATTTATCCAATCATGACGTGACTGAGCACGAAGATGGGACCATCACAGTTTCGCCGTCTATCCTCATTACTGGCGAGGGTGGTAGTTGGCATGGTTATCTCGAACTTGGTGTTTGGAGGTAGGCATGAGTGACCGCGGGGGGAAACCGACGTATCTCGAATTCGAGGATCCCGATGATCCTGAGTCCATCAAGTATGAGGCCAGTGAAAAGAAACCATCATTCAAGATCTCGGTACAACCAGAGATATGTCTTGTGGCCCTGATCAGAGATGCTAAAGGATTAGCGTCGGATGTGCTCCCTGCTGTGCGGCAACTTATGTACGCGTCGTATCTCCAGGGCAAGCGCGTCGGGCAGGAAATAGAACGACGTATGCTGAGCAAGGCTATATGACTGCTGAACGACTAGCACCTGATGTACTGATTTCGTCAAGCAGGCTGACGGGGGTTGTGGCTGACATTCAGGCCGATCCAGATACCAAATCAGGTTCGTGGCCGGCTGGTGATCCACTTCGCGCTGATAGCAACAATGTAAGTACAAGCATCCATTGCTCGTTTCCGTCACCGAACGGTAATCTAACGGTCGGGGCTGACCTTCAAGAATTCAGAGTTCTACTTCGGCCCTACGATCCATTGCAAAGCGGCGACCCTCAATGGCGCATAGAACTGTGGCAGAACAACGCATTGGTGCGGGCGGGACCCAACACGCAGATATTGAATGATGCTGGCGATACAGTTGTCAACTTCCTGTGGAACGCGAATGAACTAACGTCTGACCCAGGTGGTGTTCAGGTTGAGATTAAAGTCATTTGTACCAAGTCTGGCGGTTCGCCCAGCTCCCGCAATATTGTCGACGATGGGGCGGTGGAATGGAACGTGGATTACATGGGCGTGACGCCAGTTTCAAATACCACAATTGCAGGATTGGAGGTGTTACAAGGCATACCACAAACTGTCGTTCCTCCGGTTGAAACATTGCAGAGTACATTACAGACCGTCATTTCCCCGGTTGAGGTGCTTCAGAGCATTGCCCAGACTCGACAAGCAGTACTTGAGACATTGCAGGGGGGACTGTCCCAATCATATCAAGCAGCGCTTGAGGTATTACAAGGTGTATCGCAGGCTAGAGTAGTGCCATTTGGGGCGCTAAGTCCTGCAGCGGTATCCAACTTAGCGATAGCTCCGATTGAAGCGCTGCAATTTATAAGCCAATCTTCTATGCTGGTGGCAGAGATGCTAGGAAGCATTACTGTTACTCGTTCGCTAACGATTGAGGCATTGGAGAGTATCGTGCAGTCCAGGACCGTCTCGGTCGAATCCCTTCAAGACATTGGGGACTCTGTACTATTGGAGGTCGAGGCGCTCGGTATCGTCAGACAGGTGTCCGGGCTTGTGATGGAGGCTCGCGGACGCGTTCTTGGGGCTCGTTTGCTAGCGATTGAAATGGCTCGGTCTATAGACCGGTCGTATGTATCAGGGATCGAGACACTTCAAGGCGCCAAAGATTCTGTACTATTGGATGTTGAAGTGCTTCAAGGTATCGGGGAGTCTGTGTCATTAGATATTGAAGCGCTTGGTGTTATCGTTCACCCGTCGGGACTTGCAATTGAGGCCATAGCACAAGTGTCAGCATCTAGTGCTGCCCAGTTTGAAGATCCAGTGGACGTCTCTAATACCGCTACATTGTCAGAAGAAGCGTTAGCGTCGATTGCATTGTTGGCGGATGTGCCATTTGAAGCGTTTGTCCTGCCGGTAATAATTACAAACATTGTGGATCGTACAGTGTTTTTCCAAGTTACATTGAACGAAGATGTGGAGTTCCAAGTTACATTGAACGAAGATGTGGAGTTCCAAGTTACATTGAAAAAGGACGTGGAATTTTAATTGGTTGAATTTGAGCGGGTAGTTATCTATAATCCCGCCTCAATAATAGGAGGATCGTAGAATGCCTATTGCAGCAAGTGATCTAAAAGCGTTTGGAGCTGCGAATCACGCAGAGGATGATACATCCATCCAGGGAGGAGCGATTGCTACTGTCAAGCGTATCGAGTTCACGCCTATTGCGGCGAATGATGATATCGAAGCGCTTTCTGATAATCCCGCCGACACGATGAACCTGACAATAACTGCTCGATCTATTGCCGGGGCTATTGTGTCTGAGACCTTAGCGTTGACCGGTACGACAGCAGTCATCTTTAGTACGATCGGGGTTGTCGAACGGTTCATGAAGGGGATACTTGCCAGCGTCGCAGCTGGAATCATCACCATTCGCCGCTCAGTAGCTGGGGTCACGATCGCTACTCTTGAAGTAGGTGAGACGGAAGTAAGACGGCTCTTTTATGACGCCTCTTCCGAGTCGTCCGAGACGACTCGTTACGAGAAGGTCTTTCTTAAGAATGATCATGGTACGCTAACCTTAACGAATGCGGAGATCGAACTGACTGCCGACCCTGCTGCAACAATCCGGATTGGGGGAGCTCCCTCTGTTGACGATTCTGCCACGATTGCAGATCGCAAGACGGCTCCTGCCTCTGTGACTTTTGTGGATGATAGCGTCGCGCAAGCAGTTCCGGGTAATGAACTGGCAGCAGGGGCTGCTATCGGGGTATGGACTGAGATGCTGCGGGAGGCATCTGCTGCTGCTATCAAAGGTACGTTCACTGTACAATTAGCGGGGACGACGACATGAGTGCTAAGGCTACTAGGGCTACTAAGGCTAAGGAGGCCAGTGTGGTTTCTTCTACTAGACCGAAGTATCGGTGCAGGGGCCCTCGGGTCAAAGAGGATAGCATCGAGCGCAGAGGCTGTGGTGCCACTCTCGACGAGCTCATTGACAAGGTCAAGGCCGATGGTGAGAACCATGCGATTGAGTGTCCGAAGTGCGGCAACTTGTCGTCCGTGCGGAAGATACCGGTTGTGGAAGTTGAGGCCGCGGCAGCTGAAGGCTAATGCCGGACGCCGCGAACAGCTTTGTCGAGGGGGATACCCTGTCAAAGCTTCGGGTCACCTGTAAGAACAAGGTCACTGGTATTGTTATTGACCTTACTGGTGGTACGGTACAGCTGCAGTGGAGGACACGAAAACAAGTGTTTGTTGAGAAGACGATGGATATTGTCACTCCAGCTACCAATGGCATTGCCGAGTACCAGTTTGCGGCAGGGGAGCTTGAATCCCCTGCTATGAAGTTTGAAGTTGAGGTTACGGACGGGACTGGTAAGGTATTCCATAGCTTGGACCTTCTGTACGAGCTTGTGCGGCAGAAGCTCAAATGACAGAGAGGTGACCACTCATGTCTAATCTTTGGAAGTTGCTCTGGCTCACAGAGGAGGATCCTAGTGGCCGTCGTGTCTTCTTGTGGCGTCTTGTGGTGAGTGCCTTTATGACGCTGCTTGCCATCTTCGTCATCTTCTCGTTCGGTGGTATTTGGGGCCTGGACGGATTCGCTCTAGCCAGTGACGTCGACACCAAGATTGTCGCTGCCCTCCAACCAGTGAACGACAAGTTGTACACCATCGAACAGGCGCAGAAGGCACAAAATGGCTACTTGAAGCACTTGGTGAAGTCGGATCTAGAGCGACTGATCGACAGGGAGATCCTGGCACGCTGCAATGCGGCAACTAGTGTGGAGAAGCAGCGCATCAAAGATCACATCAATGCGTATCAGAAGGACTATAAAGAGGTCTTCGGGCATGAGTATGACGAGCCTGACTGTGCTGATGTGTGATGGGGTAATGAATGTTTAGTTTCGGGACATCAAGCGAACGCAAACTAGACACAGTCGATTTTGAACTTGTTCGAGTGCCACGTCTGGTTATGACATGGGGCATCTACGATTTTACAATCGTCTGGGGCTGGCGTTCCGATGAACAACAAATGGATGCATTCCTATCCGGTAACAGCAAAAAGAAAACTGGCAGTTACCATCAGGTCACTAAAGGTGGCAAGCCAAATGCGCAGGCCTTTGATTTTGCGCCATGGTGTTTGCTCCCAGCAGGATACGGCGCGCTAACTGGCGAGATGGGGATACCATGGAAGGATACCCATGCTTTTGCTGTACTTGGTGGATTGATGATTGCTGCTGGTCAGCAATTAGCTATACCGATAATCTATGGTGGTGATTGGGATATGGATGGGCTTACGACTGATCAGTTACTAATGGATTGGGGTCATTGTCAGAGGAAATATCCGAGGGCATCAACATGATCGAAAAGATTACTTCAGCACCATCAACAACCGTAACTTGGGCAACATTGGCTGGATTTGGAGCGGCTGCAATCTGGGAAGCGGTTGCCACATTCACTGAATGGGAGCCGACTGCAGGCCTGATCGCTGGTTCGACTGCGTTGGCAGCCGGCATTGTCGGCAAGTTGGTCACTGAGAAGCGTTACAAAATGACGGTACGTACATGAAGAAATGGTTGTATTGGGCGGCTGGGGGGCTGGCAATACTGGCCTTCTATATTCTCGGCGGGCCTGGACGCAAGGTTAAGAAGCTCAAGATTCAGCGTGACGATCTGGTGTTGGAGGGATCGGGACGCGCCAAGGCCAGGGCACACCAGAAAGGTGTTCAGGCTGACAAGCATCAGGCCAATGCGGTCAAGGCCAACGAAGTCGGTCAGAAGGTGATCGACAACATAGGGAAGAACAATGAGAGCGTTCGCGATATTCTGGATTCTTTTCGCGCTAGCAGCGTGTAGTAGTCTCCCGAGGGAGTACCCGACCTGCGATATACCGGGGCCGGCGCCGGAAGTTGGTTATGCCTTGAGCGTTCCTGAATTTCCTGTGGAAGTAGGCTCTACCGAGGTAAGTGCAACATACGACATAGCCGGTCTGTTGCAGTTACGCCGAGTACAGGAAGCAGGCGCCTTCAATGCAAAGATTGCCAGGGAGAATGCGTTGGCGCTGGAAGCGCGCAACGAAGAAGTACAGGCTCTGATCGAATGCTCCCGGTTTCAAAACGTCTGGATCGAGTTGCAGGATGAAGAGCTCAAGCAGGAGAAGGCGGATCATTTCATTGACAATCTATGGCACCGCGGGGCGATCGTCCTGATTGGTGTGGCGGTGGTGTTGTGAAGGAGTTGACGTAGAAACTGACTTGTTTTATAGATAGGTTGATTTCTCGTGGTCATATCTTATAATACATTGCGAGGTGTGGTATGAAAAGGACACATATGTCGAATTCGGACTCAGAGAGCCATCCAGTGATTCGTAGGCTCTGGACAGGGGATGACGAGGCTCGCGATCTTCTAATGGGGGACGAGCCTAAGCTGGAGGGCGTGCTGTTACAACAGGCTCGAGTGGCCGATAGTGTCACTAAGCCGGGCAAAGACGATACTCGGGTGCGGCGGTTCCGCATTAGCACGGAGACCCAAGATCGGCAAGGAGACATCATCCGGTCGAAGGGTATCGTGCTAAAGAACTTCCGTAAGAACCCGGTCGTGCTATTCGCCCATGATTCTCGTATGCCGCCTATTGGCAAGAGCCCAAAGATCACGCTCGGTGACGGGGTTGTCGATGCTGATGTTGACTTCTTCGATCTTGAGACCTACGAGTTCGCCGATACGATCTTCCGGATTGTTGAGGCGGGCGGGCTAAAGGCGACGAGTGTTGGCTTCATGCCGCTCAAGTACGAGCGTATGGAGGAGGACGCCGACGATAACATAGCTGGAACCCCTTACGGCATCGACTTTAAGAAGATCGATCTGCTGGAGTTCTCGATCGTGCCTGTGCCTGCGAATCCCGAAGCGGTACGTAGTATTGCCAAGTCCGGGGCTCTCATGTCCCCGTACAAGGACTGGCTCGACGATATGCAGGACAACTGGAAGCATATGGGGCCTGTCCTTCTCAACCTTGGTATTAAGGAGGAAGATATCACAGCGGTGAGGCAGGCAGTTAACGGGGATGCCGCCTCAGTTCGGATGCCAGATGACTGGGGCGAAGAGGGCGAGGACACGCTTCTGGAGCTCGAGATCCTCGACGTTGACGACAAAGACGAAGACGATGACCCGCAGCCTATGATGCTACATGAGGACTCTTATGAGGACGGGGTGAAGATCGTTCAGCTGGAAGGGGAGTTCCCCAAGCATACGTCATTCTCGGTTGAGCTCATCGAAGAAGCGGACATCAAATACTTTAGCCGTGAGGAAGAGACGATTGTAATCAGTCTCGACAACGCTACTGCCAAGTATGAGATCATTGGCGAGGACGAGGACGACGGAGTGATCAAGTGCACCCTTATCGAGTGCGATTACAAGACCCCGATCACGTGGGCCCAGGCCCATCCGGACGGTACCCCGGCCCAACCTCGAGACGCGACCTGGAACGCCGGTCGGGAGGTCCGGGAGGCCACTGTCGAATCCTTGGGGGTGATGTCTGCATGGCGCGAGAGCAAGCCCAAAGAAGATCTGGCCAAGGGCGATTTCAAATTCCCACATCATAAGGCTGGCGGCCAACATGCGGTTAACTTCCGGGCGATTGCAGCAGGGGTTGCGGTTCTGAACGGGGCCCGTGGTGGGGCCAATATCCCGGATTCGGACAAGCGTGGCGTGTGGAACCACTTGGCTCGCCACTTCCGGGACAACTTTGATGCAGATCCGCCCGAATTGAAATGGGCCGAATTTGAGGTGTTGAAGGAGTTCACGGACCTATTCTATTTCGACTATGCGTCTGCGAAGCTGTTGGCGCGGTATCGGTCAGAGGCAGACGGGACCTCTGACGACGGGACTTCTACATTCATTGACGCTCGGGAGGTCGAAGTGACGGCGGACCTGTCGGAGAGTGCGGAACTCGTATATCCCGATTCCCCCAAGCAGGAGTGGGTCGTTCATACGTTGTCGAGCCGGCAACGTAAATGGACCTCGCTCGAGCAGTTCAAGACTTGGGCGGAGGACGAAGGCTATGATACGGAGTCTCTCAGTGAGACGCGACACTTCTGGCGACTGGCCCAGAGTGACGAGACGGTCTCTGACTCGATAGTCATTAGCCTGTACCCGAACGACGTCGAACCCGGCTCGGCGGATTGTGTCGTTGCAGCCACGCTGGTGCCGAAAGAGGCGAAGGAGCTGACGGATGATGCGATCAAGGCTGCCAAGTCACAATCGGCGCCGACTACTTTCGCTCTAGCCGCGGATGGCTCGGTTGAAATCGGAGTATCCCTCGAAGGCCTGCAGACGGAGGATGTGGGTCGTCTGGAGTGGGCCCTTCTGGTTACGGGGGTTGATACGGTCCCGCAGGTTCTGACATTAGAGTCGGGTTCTGCACAGGAGGCTGATGAAATCGTCCGTGGTATGGCCAAAGCGTTTGGCCCGAAGTTGTTGTATCTCGGACGGTTGGCAGGGACTCGGACCAAGGACGGGGCTTCTGTCTATACTGACTATGCTCTATACCGCTTCAACAACGGAGTAGTTCTTAGGACCGCACTGGATGCGGAAGCGATTGACGAGCTACAAGATTTCTTGGATGGCCTGGAGCGATTGAAGATGATCGTTCAGGATCTTTCAGACGACGAGCGCCAGCAACTGATGGCTGCAAAGGAATGGCTCGACGAAGAATTGGTTGAGGAGAGGGATGATTCCGAAGAGGATGATGATTTGGAAACTCTCCTTGTGCGATCCCTTTCAGAAGATGATACGGGATTGCCAGAAGAGATTCGTGACGCTGTGAAGGATGTGGTGCTCGATTTGGCCCCAACTACGGTCAAGAAGATCGCCCAAACAGCGGCTCGGAAGGAAGTAGGATTGGTCGATTGAATGGTTCTCGACCCGTAGTGGTATCGCGAAGTTAAGTCCGCGGCCCTGCGTTCGACCTACGTAAGTTAAGGTGTTTGTTTTGTCTATCCAATAAAGGAGATAGTGAAATGTTAACCGACAAACAGAAGGCCGATCTACGTAAGTTGCTCGGGCCTTTGATTCAGGAAGCCCTGCAAGATGGGCTGACGCCCGCCATCCAGGAGGAGATCCGTCGGATGTCGGAAGATGCACGTGCTGCTGATCTTTCATATACGCAGCGCATTCTCTCGAATCGAGAGATTGGTCTGCTCGGTGATCAAGGAGACAAGGGCTTTAGCATCGCCAGAATTGGTCGTTGCTTGGCTCTTGCCAACAATGACCACGAGCGTGCGGCAGCCTACGCGAAGGAGTTCTACGACGATGATCTCGGCGATATCGTCTTCAAGGTACTGTCATCGGGAGATGCAGACCAAGGCGGCGTGTTCGTACCGGCGGTCCTGTCGGCGGACTTCATTGACGCGCTTCGTGCCAAGGCGGTTGTGCGGCAGGCTGGACCTGTCATTGTGGACCTTACCGGAGGTAACCTGCGCATACCGCGGGTCGCTACGGATCCGTCCGCAGGCTGGGTTGGTGAAGGCAAGGATCGGGACGCAAGCAATCTGCGTACTGGCGCGCTGAACTTTGCAGCGAAGACCCTGCAAGGCAAGAGCGCTGTGACTATGAGGCTGTTGCGCCGCTCTGGTCAGAATGCCGAACAGATCGTCAGGGATGGTCTGCTTCGGGTTATAGCCAATGCGGAGGACACGGCGTTTCTGTCCGGTGCCGGCACTGAGAATTCCCCGCGAGGGATGCTCAACTGGGCGGTAGCAGCGAACGTGTTCGATGCCACACAGGCAGGTGCGTCAGCTACGTTGGCCGAGGTGCAGGACGACTCGATCAAGCAGCTGGGTTTGCTCGCAGATAACAACGTCGATTTGGATATGGCCGTCTACTTCATGACGAGCCGAACCAAGAACTACATGGCGTTCAAGCTGCGCGATACCGAGGACACTCCGGTGTTCAAGGCCGAACTGACAGCGCCAACCCCGGCATGGAACGGCCAGCGGGCGTTCTTCACCAACAACATTCCGAACAACCTAGGTAGCGGTACAGACGAGTCGAAGATTTATCTGACCGCGATGAACGAAGCCTGGCTTGCTGAGGAAAGTGGTCTGGTGGTTCGAGCATCCACGGAGGCGTCATTCAAGGATGAGGATGGTAACACGATCTCGGCCTTCGATCTGGGCTTGATGGTTATTATCATCGAGCGTGATCTCGACTTTGCTATGGCTCACGATGTGGCGGTTTCTGTCATGGAAGCGGTCAAGTACGGAGCATAAGGCTAAACTGAGCACGGAGAAGTGTGGAGTTGGGATGGGGTTTGTTGTCAGGTACCCCTTGGTAGCTGCCCCATCCCGGTTTTGGCTTAACAATCTTTTTGAAGGAAGGAGTAAAATGAAATGGGTGGACTAGCATTACTACGGGACGTCGGTGCCTACATCAAAGCGGCAATCGGGTCGATCCCTCTCAGCAGCCTTGGCGGTGCGGCGGTGAATGGCCCAGCCATCAACCGGCTTGGTTTTGACAGTTGTGTACTACACACAGCTGGTGGGTCGGCTACTGGCTCGCCCACGGCGCAGACGCTTGATGCCAAGTTGCAGGAATCGGAGGATGGTTCGACCGCTTGGACGGACATCACCGGGGCGGCAATTACGCAGATCATAGCTGACGATTCCGAGGCACAGGTTGATGTCGACCTATCCGGCGTGAAGAAATTCATCCGGGTGGTACAGACTGTAGTCCTTACCGCCGGTACGTCACCCGAGTGGCCTGTGAGTTCGGTTGTCATCTTAGGCGGCGCCTCTCAAGTTCCAGCATAACCCCCAATACAAACCTATTGGGGTAGTTACGATCAACGGGCAGGGCTCGAATCCCTGCCTATAAATAGGATGATCGGATGGAAACGACGAGGAAAATCAAGGTCAATCGGGTCTCGGGCTATCGACACGGCGAGATCACGGATCTGCCCACGAATCGGGCTCTGACGTACTGCCGTAATGGGCAGGCGGAGCCCGTGGGCTGGGAGGACGAAGGCCCACAGCAACCGGTGAACCGGATGTTGGACACGGACCAAGCTCGCCCAACTGTGTCTCGTAAGAAGAAGTCGCAGAAGGACCGGAAGCCCAAGTCACCCCCACCGTCGGACGATGGGGAGTGACCAGCATTGTGACAGTTCGGCGGGTGGCAGAGAGTCACCTGCTGGTTGATCCTTCTACTGTCATTGATGCACTTGAAGTCACGGATGCAGAAGAGATCAAAGAGATTGAGCGTCTTGTCCCAGCTATGTCTCAGCAAATCGAAGATGAGACTAATCGGGTCTTCGCCCGCGAGCTGGTCACTGAGAAGCTCGGTCTAGATCTTGTTGATGCAGGGGATCTTGGCAACCGGGGCGGAGTGTCATACCGCTTCATGTTGAGCCGCACGCCCGTACTAATGGTGCAGGCAATCCGATTTGACGGGAGTGCCATCGATCTAACCGACGTGCAGTTGGAGGACCCGGAGGCTGGGTTCCTGTTTAGTGCAGGGGGCTTCGGCGCAACCAATATTGAGAT